ACCCCTGCTACCAAATTCTTGTATATCTTTTGCGTGTCTGCGCTTATATAGTGTTCGTTTTTTATTAGCATACTCAAGTCCATGAGATTCAATAAAATGAGAATAATCTCCATATCCTAATGCTCCAATACTACAAATATAATCTCCATCTGGTAAAAATACATCTATTTTCTTTCCTTTTTTGAGAGAAGGTTTAACAATGACTCCTAGTCGCTTGGCTCTATCTATAGTATAAGGTAATATGTGATACATTATACTATATATTAATCTTTTTTTCTTTGGATTTTTATTCGTATCCGAGTGCTTAATAAGCACTTTGGTATGAATAAAAATCTATTCTTTTTCTTTGGTAGAAAACGGATTGATACCTTCATCTAATAACATTTTTTCTTCTTGAATCTCTCTCTCAATATCACGCACGATAGTAACAGCACCCCAGCAAACATTACATTCTTTACATTTGGATTTCAGACAAAAGGCGGTCATTGTGCCTAAAAATCCCAAAATAATTCCAGTAATAGTAATCCAGAATGCTCCGCCAAATTGATTCGTATCCATTATATTAAGGTGCTATATTTAATACGCCCAAATTATCCCAAACCGCACCAGTAGGAAGACCAACCGCCGAAGTCGGTAGATTTTGGAATATAAGATTACCAAGCGGTTTCGGTGTGAGAGTAAGATTCCCAGTTCCAGAAGAAGAAGATGCGGATATTGATAAATTCCCAGAACTAGAATTAATAGCACTTCCATTCATATCAAGGGGTCGTAGAAAATTATTATCACCATCTGCTCCGTTGATACGCATGAATTCGGTAGAAACACCATTTAGTGTAGCAAATATTCCAATAGAACCATCATCATTTCCAACACCAACATTTCTAATAAGTGTTTCAATTTTCGCAAATTCGGTCTTTACACCAGTAGAGTTTTTGGCGTTAAAGGACTGACTACAAATTATATCGTTATTCGCACCATTTCGTCCTGATTTATAATACTGAACTGACGGCACACCATTCGTCGTTCCAGCAGTCGTGCTGTTATTAATAATTTCAAGATTAGGTGCTGGAATACTATTCGCAATACTACTTGTTATATCAAGACCAGCAGAGTTAGCAAACAGATTGGTGCTGTTAAATCCAATAACACCATTAGTGTTTAAACTCAAACTATCGCCTGAATGATAAACGCCATCCCTTTGATAAGACGCAGAATTAGGAGTAATTCCATCGTCAAATTCAACATCAAAAGAAGCACTAGAAGTAGTCGTAAAAATATTACCAGCATTATCATTTAATACAATAGTGAGAGGTTCTTGTGCCGTATTACCAGCAGTAAGAACCACTTGTAATGTATCAACCGCAGGAGGATAAGGCACACCATTAATATTCACAACACCATTCGGCGTATCCAAATTAATATCATTATTAACAGCAGTCAAAGCAATACTATCACTTGCTACTATATTTATATTTTCGGTAGAACCTGATGTTCCTATATTTAAATCGCCAGTTGAACTATTATCAATACTTAATCCAGTTCCATTATCAATTATAGCATTAGTAGCCAGAGAATTAAGATTGATAATATCTTGTCCTGTAGCATCATTACCATTCCCTAAAACAACGCTTAAATCAGAAGTAGTAGGAACACCACCACTTATTTGTGCTATTAATCCGTATAAATTTGATATTCTTTGATTTAAAATCGCAGGACTATTACTCATTTTATATATAATATAAAGATATTTTAAAATTATTATCTAAACAATATATAAAACATGAACGAAATATTTACCGACAAAAATATAACTGATAGTTCTAAAAATCTATACATGAAAAATTTGATTAGATTAAATGGAGGAGAAATCAAGAACTTTAATTTTCTGAAAGATGAATCTGGGATTTTAGAGAAATTGAAAAAGTATAAACCAAATACTCAAAGAACTTATATTATTTCTATTGTTTCTCTCTTAAAAGGTCTCTCAACAAGAGAACCAAAGAAGTATAAAAAGTTATACGATAAATATTATTTAGTTTTAGACGAAATGAATAAATCTCTAAAAACAAATAATGAAAAATCTGATAAGGAAAAAGAGAATTGGATTTCTCAAGAAGAAGTTTTAGAGAGATTCAATGAATTGAAAAAAGTAATCCCAACTTTAGGAAAAAAAATCACAGAAGAACAATATTACGAATTACAGAAATTAGTGATTCTTTCTCTCTATTGCTTACAAAGACCAAGACGAAATAAAGATTATCAAGAAATGATTGTAACAAGGAAATATACCCCACCAGCAGAAGGCGCAGAACCAGAAAAAGTAAATATTTTAGATTTACAAGGAAATAGATTTATATTTAATAATTTCAAGACTCAAAAAAAATATCAATCTCAAGAAATCAAGATTCTACCAGAATTGAGAGAAATAATAGATATATATTTGAAATACCATCCATTATTCAAGAAGTCTAAAACTCCTGTCCCATTATTAGTAGATTTTGAAGGCAGACCTTATACTAGTAATAATGATATGACGAGACTCTTATACAAAATATTCAATAAAAAAATAGGAGTGAATATGTTGAGACATATATTCTTGACCGATAAATACAAAGATATCATGGATGAGATGAAAGCCGATACCAAAGAAATGGGGACAAGTGTAGATATGATGAAAGACCAATATATTAAGAATTAATTTAAGTAACCCAATATGCTACTAATTCATCAGCACCTAAACCTATTTCTTTTTTATATTTCTTAATAAAATCCTGAAATTCTTTCAAATTAAAAAAGAAATTCTTCATCATTAAAATTCGGAGAATCACCCAACGACCACAAGTAGTAGAATGGTTACAAAGTTTCTGTAATTTAACTTTATTATAAACTACTTTCTTATCTTTTACTTTTGAGAGAAGTTCAGATAGAATCTTTCTACCTTCTCCCAATAATCTTCTTTTAACAGCATTAATAAATTTCAATTCACCATCTGGTGCTAATCCGTAACTATCAAACCATTCAATCGTATCACCATATCTTAAAAGACAAGTCCAATGACCGGAATTATAATTTTCTTCAATTAATATAATCTTGTAAGTCTTGTCTTTTGGGAGAATATCATCTATACTTTTAAAATTGGCTAACTCGCTATACTTTATCACATTGTTTTTGTAATGATTCGTTTCTGGAAAATATCTCTCTAAATCTAAATCAGTTATATTTGTTCTCATTCTTGTTAGAACTTCATCCATGTTGATTCCAGACATTTATTATATGGATAGAAAAGAATTATCGTTATTTCTCCAAAATAAAATCTAAACATACTTTAGAGAAATCTAATGGTTCATTTTCAAAAAGATTATTTATACGGAATTCAACAAGAAGCAACTATCTTACCTATACTACAGCAACACTTTGGAGATACTTTAGCAAGAAATACCGAACGATGGGGGAAATATGATTTCTACAATGAGAAATCTATTTTTGAATTAAAGTCTAGGAAGAATAAGAAAGGGGCTTATCCTACTACATTAATGACTTGTAATAAAGTAGTAGATACCGAAAACAAAGAATTATATTTCTTATTTAATTTCACAGATGAATTAACATGTATTAAGTATGACCCTGTATTATTTGATACATTTGAGAGAAAACCTTTCTCTCGTGTGAATCAAACTTACGATGAAAAAGATTATTATTATATTCCTATAGAATATTTAGCAACAATAAAAAAATATTATCCTAGTATATAAAAATGTCTTGGAACTCTTTATTCGCTTTTGACGCTACCGGAAGAGTCGGCTCAACTTATAGTGCTACTGGGGTAACAATTACTGCTTTAGTCGGTGCTTCAGCAGTTCAAAATTTAGCAACATTTACTGGCTTACCAGTAGGTATATATTCAGTTCAGGTATCTGTGCCTTTAGTAAATGCTACAGGAATAGCATCAGTTCCTGAAAATTGGATTATAGGAGCAAGTTCTGTTTCAACAGTATCATCTACTTTAGCGTTAGGTTCTAAATCAATCATCAGTTTTCCTACAGTAATGGAAACTGAAACAGCATCCTCAACAATAACTACTGATTTTATATTAAATAATACATCAGGAACAGCTTCAATATTTATTAATTCAAGTTTTACGAATGGAACATTGCCTAATGTATTATTATCTTGGAATGCTACTACTCCTACTACTGCTACTATTGTCGCAACCAAATTGGCTTAAAATATAATATTAGTATATAATGTCTTGGAACTCTTTATTCGCATTTAGCAATCCTACAGGACGAGTCGGAAGTCAATATACGGCTATTAGTAATAGCACATTGAATGGAGTAGCACTAGACGCTCCAGTTAATGGTGTAACTAATCTAGCACAATTTCCATCCTTACCAATTGGGGTATATTCTATTTCAGTTCAGTATCAAGTTGATATTCCGGCTAACGCAGCAATTAATATTATACAATATTTTTGGAGTATTGGAGTATCAACCATCGGTTCTACTTCACCAATCATATATCCATCAATTAATATTGGAGCACCAAGCACAAGTATAAATCCACTTACTACTAATACTAATGCTCCAATTAATGCTAATTTTATAGTATCGGTTACATCTTCAAATCCAATATATATAAATAATATTTATTTCATGAACTCAAGTAATATAGTATTTTTTGATAATCCCGTAAATATAGTTTGTATCGCAACAAAAATGGCGTAATCTAGATTTCTACAAGTAAATATCTATAAAAAATAGATATTTATTAGATATATACAATAGATTTCTACAAATTAGATATGAAATAGATATATATATGTAGAAATTTTAAAATTTCTACATATAGAAATGTAAATTAGCATTGTAAAAATCTAAATCGTGAAATTTGATATCTACAAATAGATTATTACATGTAGAAATCTAACTTTTCTCTCAATTC